GCAAGCCCTGTCTTTATGCCTGCAAGGATTGTTATGGGGTCCATAGCTACATCCCATCAGAGTTCATAGGTCGTCTTGTCAGATATTCCATTGTGTTTTCTAAGGTCTTAATCCTAGCTTGCAATTTAACAATCTGATTAAACTGTAACAGGAAACCTTCTTGGGTTTCGTAAACATCTTCAAACTCTTCATAGATTTCATCAATAGTTTCGCCACCATCCTCTTCAACTTCTATAATGTAATCTATAATTTCATCTATACGTTCAGTGTTTTCTTCTACATCACGAATAAGGTTTGTTCTGTCTGTGGCATTGTTTTCAATAGTTAGAGTTTCCACCTGTTCCGTCAAACCTTCAATAATAGAAGCTTGGCTTGAGGCATACCAGATACCACCGCCCACTGTACTGACTATTGCTACTACTGCGCTTGCGGCTACAGCGATATTTACCTTGGGCAAGTCCACATCATCACCCCATAATAGTCATACGAACAAGCAGCAGTAAGCTTGCGCCAGTAATACAGATCATAATCGCTTCCATACGTTTCATACGATTGTACAAATCTTTGAACTGTATTTTCATCTCAGTCTGTATTTCAATCATCTGCTTCTCCAATGCGTCAATGCGTGAGTGCGCTGATTGTACTGTACGCTTATCCATTAGTATGTGCCTTCCCAAACTCTAAGCTTGTTAAACTCGTTACTCATTAACTTACGTTTTAACACATCTTTAACTGCTTGGGTATCCGTCCACTGTACACCAGCTTCTTTTAGCCACACGTTGAGCAATGCCATATCAACATTCCCAACGTGTTTATAGTCTGAACCAAAACCATTGCCAGTTACTTCTCTTGCCTGCTCTGCATCTTTTAACATATGCGTTGCGTCAAAAGTATTCTTGATGATCATCTTGTCATCATCAAAGGTAACTGTCTCTTTGATTTTAGTAGAGTGACTAGGCATCTTCCCAAGCCTCATTCTCTGGCGTGCTAGGATCATCCGCTTTTAGAGTGCCGTCTTTATTTCTTGCTCTCTTTTTTTTTGCGGCGGTTTTCTTAGCAGGTTTAGGCTTAGTTTCTGCTTTTAATACTTCAAATGCAGATGGTTTCATAACCATGATCTTTTTAACTTCTGCATCTGGCAACTCAACCTCATCACCATTTCTAAAGATACCTTGAGATGTTGAGATGCTTCTATCTTTTACTAAAACTTTCATTTTAATCTCCTGTTAAAGTAGGGGCAAAACTGCCCCTACCTACTATCTTATTATGAAGTTGTATTATCAGCAATAATACCGTTTGCTTTTTCATTTTTAGCGCACAGTGTAAGCTCAGTTACAACTTGTCGTTTGCTGCTATCGCCTGTTTTTGCAAGCTCTACGTTCTTAGTTGGACGTAGTACAGCAACTTCCCACATATCATCCTGCATGATGAATACGTCACGAGATCTGTTCTCGCGGCTTGGAATAAACTCCACAGTACCCCAAGGTGTGACATATACCGCAAGCGATTTGATAACACGCTCATCGCCGCCCTGTACATTTGAGCGCTGGTTGTTGTTACCAGTGAACGCCAATGCTTTATTCATCTGAAATGCAGATAAATATACACTGTCTGGGTTCCCCCCGTTCTCCCAAATTGACTGCATAACTGTGTCAAATTTAGTTTGTGAGAACGCTGTTGCAGTACCGTCATCTGTTCGTGCGTCAGTACCGTCACCAGTTGGGTTAGCACCAGAGTTACCTGATTGGAAGTCTACGTTTGTAATCATCCAAGAAGGCGCACCAGCTAGTTCGCGTGCAGTAGAGGCGTTACCTGCCACTTTTGCATTATTGTCGAACAACGCCTTTTCTATGTCTAATTTTTGCTCTTTTGCAATCTTTAGCACCTGGTATGCCATCTCACGTTGACGACCTGCTTTATCAAGACCTTCATCCGTATCCGGAACAGTCACAGCATTTTTGAAAATCTGTGTTCTGTTGTTTAGACGGCTTGTTGCAGTCATTGCGTTAGCAGCTGTTTCGTCACCTTCGATGTGAGCATTTGCTGCGCTTGAACGTAACGCATCAGTCTGCCATTCAACCAAAGTGTTTTTCGCAGTAGTCTTGCGAGACTTTGTGTGAAAGGGCGTTTCTTCTGGCGAAACGTTTGTTATGATATCAGAAAGGTCTTCTCTGATCCCGACAGCATCGTAACTGTCAAATGTATTGCTTGGTTGTGCCATATCTCTTTCCTTTTCAACGGCTTACAAGGATTATCCTTGTTGGTTCATAATTAAGTCGATTGCATCTTCAATACGACCACTCTTTTGCAACCTTTGTTGCTGCTTTCGGCGAGTAGAACCAGCAGGATCGGCAACCTTCTTTGCACCAGCCTTGACAACAGGTTTGGCTTTCTTACCTTTGGCTTCTGCCTTTTTCCTGTTTGCCACAATACGCTTATACTTCATCGCATCATTAGCCATTTCTATGTAGCGTGCATCTGCGGTTAGAGCGATCTCTTCATCGCTAAAACCATATTCACGCCCAACGCCCATTAACGCATCCCAGTGAGCTTTGCTCTTGCTAGTATCTGCGAGTTCGGGGATTTTAGCTTTGATTATATCAGCTTGCTCTGCAAGAAATACCCGATGTTCTTCATCGGCTTGCTTCTGCTTCTGTTCTTGCAATTGTTGTATTTGGTATTGTTGTTGTTGGTACTGCTGCAAATCGGCGTCATATTTAGCTCTTTGCTCCATATAAGCTATGGGGTCACTCTCAGCCAAAGTGTGATCTGGCATTTGGGGTGGTGCCGCAAAGCCTTGTTGAGCTTGAGCGTAAATTTGTGCGATCTGTTGTTCTCTCTGTGCTATATCGGCCTGTTTCTCTTCCAGTTGCTTGCGTGTCTGGGCGATCTCCTGAAACCGATTGTTAATTGCACCTTGGCCTGCCGCAGATTGCTTAAGCTGATCTAGTGTCCAATGCTCTTCTTTGCCGTCAATTTTTACGGGGATGAGATTGTTTTCCTCAGTAGCCTCTACTTCGTCCTCGGTTTCTATTTCCACATCTTCGTAATCTTCCTCAGATGCTTCTAGCTCATCAAGCTCCTCAGCTTCCTCAATTTCTTCTACCTCAACCTCTTCGGCCTCTGGCTCCGCAATTGGTTCTTCTGTTTCTACTTGATTAGTTTGGCCTATTTCTTCTTGCGCTGGCTCTATTAGTTTTTCTACTGCGCTGTGTAGGTCAGTCGCTTCCACGGTGCTGCTCCTTATTGTTTACGATCTAAAAGTGTCTCTGCTGCAATAGCGGCGTCAAGCTGCACTTCGATCTGGTTTAATGCACGCAACATTGCGTGCGCCTCTTCACGTTGCTCAACGTCTTGAGCCGCGCTAGTCGTAAAAAGCCTAATTTGCTCGTTACGAACATCCTCAACAAACTGCATAAAAGCAGTATCATTTTTTAACCTTTTGGCATCTTCTGCCTGTATTCTTATATCTGTTGTCAAATACCCGCCACTTTCATCATAGCTTCGTTATGCATACGCTCTTTGTCTTGCTCAGATTTTATTCTAGCAATATCTACAGAAGATCCGTATTGCCCTATAGTTTTAGCTGCATCTACATATAAATCTTGTGCCATTTGATCTCTAGCCAAATCGTCTTTCATAGCCATCTCATGCATTTTGCGTTGGTTTTCCATCTGCGCTTTAGTCATCTGGACTTGTGCATTTGTCTGCGCTTTCATAGTTTCTGCCTGGGCAAGAGCCTGGGCAGGGTCTTGTTGCTGACCCTGTTGAGCCATCATTGCTTGTTGTTGCTGTTGCATTTGCAAGAGTTGCATTTCTATCTCTGGCGTAATTGGTGCAAAGTAACGATCTGCGTTTCTAATACCGCTCGATGCTAATATGTCTGCAAGAGTATTGCGAATGTTTGTAAGCGATACCAAGCCATTCATAGGGCCATATGTCTGGTAGACCATAGTTTGCTGTTGTAGGGCTAACGACAAAGCGCCCATTTTGTCCTCTTCTCTGCCAGTGCCAAGGCCTACGTTAATGCTAACATCCATATCTATGTCAAACGCTTTTGGATCGACAGGTTGGAATCGCCCGTTCATACGCATCATTGCGCCATTTTCCATATTCTTTTGCAGCAATCTTAGCATTAAGCCAAACAAGTCTCTTGCCCCATCTGCTAGGTTGCGCACCATCACTTCTACTTGCCCTGCTGCGGCTTGCACAGTGGCTTGCACAGCAGCCTTAGTTGTGGACTGCATTGCATCAGGGTCTAATCCCATAGACGCCCTGGTAACGCCTGTCTTGCCCTCTACAAGCTGATCTAGATAGGTTAGTGCGCCCAACGTCTGGCCTGCTGTAAATGGCACAGCTAAATCCTGTACTGCGCCTGCCTGACGCATACGAACAATAGCACCTATTTCGTTGTTTAAAACATCGTCTATGTTAACTGCGCCATCGACTATGCCAACGCGAGGATTGTTTGTCATGGCAACGTTATCGAGTATGCCACGCAATATACTTGTTGCCGCGTCTTGATCATCAATCACAATATCTGCAATGCTTCTGCCATAAAAGGTGTGCGGCTCTGGATCAATTTCAAATTTTGCAAAAGGTATTTCGTCTGCGAGTTCGTAATCTAGCAGTTTGTACTTTGTTCCGCCGCACAAGAACTTGTGTAACACAGCTACACCTGTGCCGTCTACATCCATACGCATATAAGCCTCAGTTACAGTAACTTGACGCATAGATGG